GCATACAAAAACACAACAACAAAACCACTATTTCAAGATATAGTACCACTAGATGAAGACTTCATACACGGTAGAAGCCCCTTTGAAGAAAAAGCAAACCCATATGACAATGATAAATGGTATCCACAATTACAATACCAACAAAACTCACTTAACCAAATAGCAGCCTGTGGACCAGGCACACCAAAATTTGACAATGAAAATGAAAACGAATGTAAATTTAAATATCAATTTTATTTTAAGTTTGGAGGCAACCCAAAACCTCTGGAAGGGATACACGACCCAAAAACTCAACCATCATATCCTACACCCAATAACATCCAACAAACAACTTCGTTGCAGAATCCAGCAACGCCCATTGAAAACTACCTCCAAAGCTTCGACTGGAGGAGAGACATCCTTACAACACCAGCTATCGAAAGAATTATTAAAGACTTCTCAACTCCAAAATATTCTATTTCAGATGGAACAGCACACCCCATGGACACAGAAACCCCAAAAACATTCCAAGCACTCCAAGAGCAAACACCGCAACAGGAAAAAGAAGAAGAGACCCTCTACCAGCAGCTCCAGCAGCAGCGAATCCAACAATTACAGCTCAGACAGCGAATAATGCAAACAATGCAACAAATACAAAATTTAGAATAACCCACTGTAATATTACTGTTAACTTGTTTGATGATCCTAAACCATGTAAAAATCGTAGAATGAATGCAAAAGAAATGGAAACTGAGTATGAGCTTTGTAAATGGATGCATAGACCACCTAGAGCTTATTTGCATGATACTCCTTTTTACCCATGGTTACCCCCAACACCAGTTGTACCTAAAGTCAACTTTGACTTAGGATTTCAATAAACAAGGCCTGCAAACATTCACTGAGTGGAGTCCATTTATATAAGTTTAAACTAAAATAAACGGTCACCGCCTCCCTAATACGCAGGCGCAAAAGGGGGCTCCGCCCCCTTAAACCCCCGGGGGGGTAAACCCCCCCGAACCCCCCAAGGGGGCTACGCCCCCTTACACCCCCTAATTAATATTCAACAGGAAAACCACCTAATTTGAATTGCCGACCACAAACCGTCGTTTACTTCTCCTTTTTGCCATACTTCCCCTTTTACTAATGAATATTCATTAAATAAATTAATAATCACCGTCACTTCCAGGGCGTGCCTACTATGCTATATATTCAAGGACAGTGACGAATGGCTGAGTTTATGCCGCCAGACGGAGACGGGATCACACAGTGACTCCAGGCTGACCAAGGGCGGGAGCCGAAGGTGAGTGAAACCACCGAAGTCTAGGGGCAATTCGGGCTAGGTCAGTCTGGCGGAACGGGCAAGAAACTTAAATAATATTTGTTTTTACAGAATGAACTCCAAATTTGAAAAACCAGCATACTCCAACAATGCTCTCAAACTACAACTAATTAATACCTTTGTTGGAAACCACGATCTCGTCTGTGGGTGCACCGAGCAGCTACAACATATTAAAAAATTAGTGGAAGAAGAAATCAACAAAAATAAAACATGCCTTTCTATTATCGCCGAGGCTACTGGAGACCCTACAGAAGAAATTATTGGAGACGGAGAACTCGACGCACTTTTCGAAAAAGATTTCGAAGAAGATGGGTAAGAAAACCTTTTAAAAGAAAACTTAAAAGACTAAAACTAACTCAATGGCAACCTCAATGTATAAGACTGTCTAAGATAAAAGGACTAATATGCTCTTTAATATGTAACAAATACAGAATAACTCATAATTTTATGATGTATGAAAACTCTTGGTGTCCAGAACACCTGCCGCAAGGGGGGGGATTTAGCTTTATTCAATTTACTTTAAGTAACTTGTATGATGAACATCAAAATACTAGAAATGTATGGACTTATAGTAATAATGACTTGCCGCTTGTAAGATATCTAGGATGTACTTTAACATTTTATCAATCAGACAAACAAGACTACTTAGTAAGATACATAAACTCATACCCAATGGACACAAACAAACTATCATACACCAGCACACAACCAAACATATTACAAATGCTATCAAACACAATAAGAGTTCCAAGCAAACAAACAAAACAAAAGCGTAGACCATACAAAAAAATTAGAATACCACCACCTACACAACTGAAAAACCAATGGTATTTTCAACAAGAAATTGCCAAAATACCTTTACTTTTAGTAATCACCTCAGCAACAAGCTTTGACAGATATTATGCTAACCACAATTGGATGAATAACAACATAACCATACACTCACTAAACACTAAAATATTCCAAAACAAACAATTTAACAAAAACTATGATAATGGATACCATATAGAAAGCACAGGAACAGTAACAAAATACTTATACTCCACAAGACAAATCAAAAACCCCAACCAACTACAAACACAAGATGTTATATTTCTAGGAGAAACAAAGAGAAACACACCGGGAGAAGCCAAAGCAGACATATTAGCACAAGCTATAACATGGTCAAACTATAAACAAAATGCTAAACAATACTGGGGAAACCCATTCCACTCAGAATACCTAACAGGAGAACACCCCATATTTCAGAGCACTAAGTCATTTAATCAATACCTAGTAGAAGATGACCAAGGAACTAAATTTATTGGAACCACATTAACACAATTAACAGCACCACTAATAGTACCACTAAGATATAACCCTAACAAAGACAATGGCCACGAATCCACAATATATATTACATCAAATTCACAGGCACAACAAGGGTGGACATTACCAGAAAATCCAAATCAAATACTGTCAGGATTTTCCATGTGGCTAAGTACATGGGGCTTTGAAGACTACATAAAAAAAATTAAAATACTACAACAAGTAGATGAAGGCTACTTTATAGCATACAAAAACACAACAACAAAACCACTATTTCAAGATATAGTACCACTAGATGAAGACTTCATACACGGTAGAAGCCCCTTTGAAGAAAAAGCAAACCCATATGACAATGATAAATGGTATCCAC